CATGACCTTCCAGCAGTACGCAGCCAGCACCGAAAGCCCCGAATATCTGGTCATGGCGTTTGAGTATTCGTATGAGCGCGGTACTCCCCTCACCGAGTCACGTCAGGCAGCTGCCCGAAAGTGGTGGAACGTGATAAATGGAACACCGACACCTCCCATGCCGGGAGGAAACATCCCTATCTGGCTGCTATTCAAAATCCGCTGGGACAGGAGGAAGCTAATTGAACATTCCGATCTATTATGATTACGCGAATCAGTTGTACAACGCGGAGGCCCCGACAGGGACCCATCCGTGTGACAACCTGACCACCGCGTATTACGCGCGCTATCTGCTCAAACGGGCTATGGCCATGTTCAAGTTCACTCTTCCTAAAGAGTGGGACGAAAACTATCTCAAGTATGTCCTGTTTTGTTGGGGCTATTTTTGTGTGATCAACTCTCCGCGATTTGGGATCATCCCGCAGCAGTGTACCCTCTCCGGGTATAACGTGTTCTACCGGCCGGCCTACACGCTGGTCAGCAATCCGGTAATGACCGGAGGCGGCGGCAATGGCAGATACCGGATCGGAGTCAACACGGAGCTTGTCACGCTGCAACCGGACTTTACCGGGATCCTCGACATCTGTACCCTCCATGCCGAGCGCTTGGCCTATATCCATGAGGCGCTGATCATGAACCTCCAGAATTCCAAGCTGGCGTATCTGTTTCTTACAGATGATAAGGCAGCCGCGGCCACGTTCAAGGCCGCGATCGATCAGATCCAGCAGGGCCAGATCGCCGTGGCAGCTGGCAGCCGGCTGAAGGACCGGAAAACCGGAGAGCTGCGGTACCAGTTTGTTAACAACAACATCCGCAACAACTTTATTGCCACCGAGCTGCTGGACGCGATGAGGATCGAGTTTTCCAACTTTGACTCCAAGCTGGGCATCCCCAACGTCTCCTATGAGAAGAAGGAGAGGATCAACACGGCCGAGGCCAACATGAGCCGATTTGAGTCCGAGACGCTGCTGGATACCATGTTTACGTCTGTCTCAACCGGCTTCGAAAAGGTCAATGCCATGTTTGGCCTGTCGCTGGGAGTGGAAAAGCGCTACGATTCCGGTGTCCCCATGACCGAGGATGGAGGTGAGGAAGATGCCGAGGATTAAGGTGACCGTGATTGGTCTCTACAACTTTGATAACTCCCTCTTTGATCCTCTGACGGTCCCTGAGGGAGTCAGCAAGGACGATCTGATCCTCAACATTCTGGAGAAGGCCGGTGATCTTGGGCTGCTCTACCCAGACTGGAATTTTATGAAAACCATGATCGGGGTCTGGTCCCGGAATGAAGGGCCAGTCTGGGAGAAGCTGCACGAGACCACTCAGCTGGAATACAACCCCATTGAAAACTATGACCGCTATGACAGCATCCAGCGCGACAGCAGCGGCAGCACCACCGGTACCAGCACAAACGCTCAGACTGCTTTCAACAGCGACTCCATGAAAGACACCGACAGCAACCGGAACGGCAGCACCGCGGCCGGCACCGAAAATGTCGAATCTCATATGCATGGCAATATCGGGGTCACATCCTCTCAGGAATTGATCAACCAGCAGCGTGACGTTGTCCAGTTTACGGTCATAGAATTTATCACCCGGTCCTTCATCGACCGGTTTTGCATTGAGTTATACTAGGAGGCCATATGTCCGATCAGTTTAATTTTTCAGATTACCCCTATACCAACTTCAATGAGGTCAATTTGGACTACATTCTTGAGACGCTCAAGCAGATTGCAGACCAGTCTCAGGGAGAGCCGGGTGTAGGAGTCCCCACCGGCGGCACGACCGGTCAGGTCCTCACCAAGGCCAGCGATACTGACTATGACACCGAGTGGTCCGATGTGGATACCTCCGATGTCGAGTATTTTGATGTCACGCTGACGCTGGCTGCGGGCGGCGCATACTACAACTCTGACAAAACCCCGGCCCAGATCGTGGCAGCCATCGCGGCCGGCCAGACGGTGAGGGGGATCCTCAGTGCAGATGACGAGACGGAGTACACATTCCATCTCTCCTATCGGCCGGCAACATTTGATGGGGAATTCTACACCGATGACCATGTGTCGTTCCTACTGATGGATGGCCGCACGATCTCCTGCGAAGGCAGCCGCACCGTCTGGCCTTTTGATGCGGTTGTTGGACAGTACGACTCCCGGCTTTCCCTTGCTTCAACCAACGCTGTTCAAAACCGGGTTATCACTGAGGCGCTTCAGAATATCCAGCCGTCTCAGGAGGACATTCAGGACGCGGTTGATGCATGGCTGGATGATCATGCTGAAAGTATTGACGGACTCAGCTTTGATTCGAAAAATGCGCTGCTGGAGCTGCTCAGAAATGTGGCATACACGGTCCCCAATGGAGAGCAGCTCTATACCACGCTCGAAAACGCTTTGACTCAAGGCATTGTAGTCACCGAAATTTCGGCCGTGTTCAATCCCCCGCATGATGTTTACAACCTTTATTCTCTCGACTATATCAAGCAGTGGATAACGGTAACCGCTGTGTACAGCAACGGCAACACGGAAATTGTTGACCAAAGCTTGTATACCCTGACCGGGGTGATGACGGTCGGAAGTCAGGTAATGTCCATATCTTATATGGATAAAACCACAACTATCACCGTTAATGTGGTAGGATCCCAGAGAGTAATAACAGGCTATAACGCCAACAACAACAACACTCTAATAAAAGAGGACTGGCCCTTCATTCTGGGCGGCGGGAGCAGTTCCTACAGTTTTGATACAACTAAGAAAGTCATTGCTTTCGAAACAGGATTCACCGCAACTGGTGTTATCACAGTAGGCATTTTTGATAAAAGTCACGGCATTTCCGCTAATACTAACGCTAACCGGGCATATTTTACAGAGATTGAAACCTTCAATATCACGACCACTGGATTGCAAAAATTGTTCCTGTCTGCACCTTTTCTGCTCCCCAGTGGGTATGCGTTAGCGATTTGCAAGGGTCTGTCCGATACCGCTGATTGGAAATTTGGCAACAGCGGCACCAACAAAGGCTTTACATATATCAAGGACGCCACTTTAAAATATATGTATTCGGCCAACAGCTTAGGCTTTAACGTCTACACGGAGGTTTAATCAATGCTTTCGTACAACATTAGCGGGGATAAAATAGCGAAATCCAGTTCCTACAACGGAAAGCATCTTTCGATTCTTGGAGATTCCATTTCCACATTCGCTGGGTATATTCCTTCCGGTAATGCGACTTATTATCCTTCCGGTACAGTTACCGCTGTTGAGGATACTTGGTGGTATAAACTGCTGTCCGCGCTGGAAATGGAGCTTGACGTGAATAATTCGTGGAGTGGATCCTATGTCTCCACGGCTAACGGTGCTGTGTCGGCTGGCTGCATGACCCGCTGCCAGAGTTTGGGCGATCCTGACGTGATCATTGTTTACATGGGTATCAATGACTATAACAATGAGGTACCGCTCGGTACCTATGACGGTCGCTCATCAGTTCCCAGCACCACAACCTCGTTCCGGGAGGCTTATGGGGTAATGCTGTCCAAGATCCTGACCGCTTATCCTAGGGCTGAGGTCTGGTGCGCCACACTCCCCCAATGCGAGAGAAATACCCCCACCGGATTCCCGGAGATCAATGCCAACGGAGTCCCCCTTTTTGATTTCAATGAGGCAATCAGGGAGCTGGCTGCTGCCTTTGGAGTCCGTGTTCTCGATCATGCCACCTGCGGCCTTACCTATCAAAATATGCCGGTATATAACCCCGACCAGCTGCACCCCACCAAAAACGGACATTCGCTGATCGCCAATAATGACATCTGGCAGATGTACAGCGCTTGCCCGATCCGTTATTCGACTGAGGAGGCGTAACCATGTTTTTCAAATACCCTTACACCAACTTCAATGAAAGAAACCTCGATTGGCTGCTTAAGAAGATGGGGGAGCTGGAGCCGGCTATCCCGATGGTGCAGGAGGCTCTCCCCCTCCTGACGGAAGCCAAAGAGACAGCAGCCGAGGCCGCGCTGCTGTCTGAGACGGCTCAGGCCACGGTGGACACGGTGATCGACACGTCTCAGGCTGCTCAGACTGCTGCCAATAACGCCAACTCCGTGGCCCAGGTAGCCAACACCAACGCAGCCAACGCGCTGGAACGTGCCGAGTATGCCAAGACGGTGGCCGAAAATGCTGCCACCACTGCTGCCAGTGCTGTCGATACCGCGAACAGCGCCTCGACTCTAGCCAGTGCGGCCCAGAGCAACAGCGCCTTGGCCGTACAGGAAGCTCAGGCAGCTGAGGCACTGGCCCGATCGGCAACGGCTGCGGCCACATGGAAGTATCACGGGATCCTTGCGGCAGGTACTCCGCTGGTACTTCCGGGCGGCAGCGGGACATCGTCATGGTCCGAGCTGCTTTGTGTGTTCTATCTCGATGGATCCCCGACCGGGGCCAGAACGGTCCTCAACGCGCCCAACATGAGGCGGTTCACGGACCTCCCGACCGGGGTCTACTACGCGACCTATTCCTATCAGGTGACAAGTTACGGTCAGGTGGATGTGGACATGGACAACAACACGATCAGCTTCTACCAGCCGGGAGCGACCACCTATCGAGCAGCGATTCTCTACAGATAACAGATAAAGGGAGCTACCGTTGGAGGTAGCTCCCTTTATCTGTTATCTGTAGAGAATCGCTATTCAGTCGCAATCCAACTCGCAGTTGACGTACTGCCGGCCGTTTTTGCTCTGGCCTCCGGTGATGATGATCGAAAAGGGATCATCACCCATCAGATCGACGCACTCGAGAAAGGACCGGATGAAAGTCTGGGAGATCGTAGCGAATTTGCTGGAGCCGCTCACCACGGCCAGCACGTTGCGCTTTTCGCCTTTGTTGTCCTCCTCGACATACAGGGCGTACTTATCGACAGGAAGCGACACCCCACGCTCCATGTCCTGCACGCGGACGGACTCGGACTTGGTCAGACGGTAGATCTCTTTCTTGTTGTTAACATCAATATTGGTGCGGATGATTTCCATAGTATCCCTTTCTAGCGTAGGTCGCTACCCATAAATTTTGATGCTGATTTTTGTTGGGAGTGAATCTCCCTCAAAAGCTGCGACAAGCGCCGCAGCCTTTAGGGGAACTTCACTTGTCGAGCATTATCGCAATAATAGTGTCCAGCATCTCAGCGGCATCCGCTTCAGCGTTTGTTACCACCTCATGGCTGACCTCATCATTGAGAAATTTCTGGTACGCATCCCCACATTCCCACTTGAGGTGACCATAGTCAATGATTAGACCGACAAGCTTCTTATACTTTTCGTAGGACATTTCTATCTCCTCATCCGCTTAGGGGAACTTCACGTTGAAATAACGCTATATCTAGCACTAATGTAGATTTGTATGTCAATTTCACGCACTCTGTAGCCATCCTTTTGAAGCTGCGGTATAATAACTTGCTGCGCCAGTTTCAGCGCGTCATTTTTAGATATTGCATCTACAACAACTTCATAGGGGACATAAAAATCCGGGCCGTTGAAAACCACTTTAAAGACATTTCCATGATTGACTTTATAAGTGATATTATTAACTGTTTTAATATATTCCATATTTAACCCCTTCCCCGCTTTAGGTTATCGGCCAGCCTCTGAGTATATAATAGCAAATAGAAGTTGTTTTGTATACTGGCAATTTGCACAAAGTTGTTAGAATAAGCTCTTTCTAGTAATCTTTCTTAATTCATCCCCGCTTATCTTCTCAATGAGAGATGCATAGTCCTTTTCCAATCCTAACTCATAAGTTGTTGGACTTAGCGTTACATTTCGCGTTATATGGACAGTTTCTCCATTTACTACCACATCCCCATAATCCTCATCATTATAGATGCTGGCCAGCTTTCCGCATTCATCAAAAATGAATGGCGGTTTTGCAAATGCCTCCAGACCTCCCTTTGCTGCCAGCTCCTTACCTCCGGCCTTTTTGGGTACGCCGGCAATGGTGATGCCCACATATAGCTCATCCGTCTTTTTGTCGTGCTTCTCAAAGGCGTATTTTTTGGCCCCGAGTTGTACAAAGCGGTCAAACTTGCAGCCATGCCGTGGATCATCCTCGTTCTCGAACACCCCCAGATAATGACGCTCTCCGTTGATATCGTCCCCATACCCACCGGCAACCTCATCCCGCTGCCGGTATTCGGCGTTAACCGCATCCAGTCCTTTGATCTCACCGGTGTACATCACGGAGTCCGTATCACAATAAATGACATAGTCCTTATGAAGATCGATAACCCTTTGCAGCTGTGCTCGTGCATGAGCCGTGGTCCATACTCCCAGCTGATAGGTGAGAAATGCCCGGTCCTTAGCTTTCTTCAACAGCTCGGCCACGCTCAGACTCTGGTCCAGCTTATAATCAAGGGTATACCCCTCAAACGCTGGATCCGAGAACAGGATCGCCGGCTGCAAGGGATTTTGACAGGACATACCATAGATGCTGTTGAGCATTTCCTTAGCCCTGTCGTAATAGATCTTCTGGGACTCATCACCCTTGAGCCGCGTTTTATCCCGGAACAGCTTGATGTTCAGATCCCGCAGCCCATCAAACATAGGTCCGTATCGAGCCGTATACATCTGTACGATCTCCATCCGGTCCCAGCGATATTGTGACTCAATGATCTTGAAATCAATGTCCGTTATGGCCACCTCGACCCCACAGCCCGGGCGAGAGGCAAGGATCCTCCCATTGTCTACTATGATATCTCTTTTGTCAGGCCGGGTGTAACACTTTGCTCTAGCCAGATAGGGGATCGGCTCATACTGGTACCGCAGCTCCAGACCGTAGAAAATGACGTGCATCACAATAGCCTCCTCCCGGTGGCGCATTTTGTCAAGATACCGCCGGTTGAGGGAAAGAGATCCCACGCGGGAGAAGGGGGATGTGGGATATTGTTCAAGGACCTGTTGGGTGGGGTAGCTGCTGGCAATGTCAATGCCGTGAACGTGATCAATGATCTCACCGGTATAGTACCGATTGCCGTGAGTATTGCCACCCCGGAAAGCATGACGCAGCAGGTCAAAAAGCTCCTCATCCGGGAAGGCTGACTGGATCTCCTGACGGTGACCCCTCATGACCCGCTTGGCCTCGCGCCTGACATAACCGGTCTGAGTTAATGGCAGCGTGTACAGCGTATCCTTATGCAGCTCCAGCTGATGCCTCATGGCCTCCGTCAGTCCCAGCACGTCACACACGCAGTACATTAGCTCCTTGTGTGTCAGGGGAGTGGATGGAGTCCGGATCTTGGCATAGTCAAAGGCCGCGCCCGACTGCTTGGAGTATTGGCACTTGAAACGCTTGGTCACGGTATCCAGTCCCAAATTGAATAGGAAATAGCTGCATCGAAACTCAAAGGCTTCCTCAAACATGGTAAGCCGCAGCAGCTTCCGGGAATCGGTGGCAAAGACCTCGTCATTGCTGAATTGGTAGATCTCCGGTGAGGAGAGATACTGACCCTCGAAGCTCAGGTTATGGACCATTACCAGCAGCCGCAGCTCACCCAGCCGATCCCGGAGAGATTGCATCATGTGGAGGAACTGATCCCAGCTCCTCCCCATGATCACGGTACGCTCTCCGATGGCAAATTGCCAAACATACATGAAACTCTGCTCTATATCGGCCAGTCGGGTAGTTTCAATGTCAAAGGCTGCTATCTCCCGAGCATAGTACCAGTCACCCTTCTGGGCCTTCTTCCGGGGCAGCTTGTGGAACTCTATTTTATTGTAGTCCACATATGGCTCCCAGATCATCATGACGTTCATCTCCTAGACGGATAAATCTGACTCCTGATCTCCTCAGCTTCTTCCTCATACCCATTCTCAATCAACCACCTGAGAAAGATCCTTCCCCATGACCGTTGAGATGCCGGCATCTTGCGACCGGACTTTACGCGTTCCTCCAGAAACTCCTCGACCCTATCATCCTGAGAACCGAGCAACAGATTGAGCTTGTTCTCCCTAAACCACTCCATGAAGTCTCCGAAGCTGCTCAGGCCGCGATCCGTCAGCCATGGGAGACGCTGCTGCAACGTAGCCAGTGACGCGGCCTGCTGCTTTTTGCGTTCCGTAATGGTGCCCCAGCTTTTCCTCGCACGATTGATGTCGGCAATAGCGTGAGCGATATCCTCAAAGGTACCCCTAGCCAATTCACTAGGAGTGGGAGTTTTGGGAATCTCCTCGGACCTGCGAAACGGGACCTCGGATTTATTGATCTTTCTAATCTGACCCAAATACGAATCCCGCAGCTTTTTATACTGTTCCAGCACGTCAGCCGCATCCAATCCACCACTATACAATCCATATATGGCCTTGTTATATGAGAGACTGGCCAGTGGATTTTTTGATCTCTCTTTGGGAGCTTCTTTTTTCTTCTTAGCCATTATAGATCCCATATCCTTTCAAATTCTACTTTGACGGCAGCATCCGCGTAGAACACGGCCCGATCATATACCGCTATCCTAAGATAGTTATAGTCGCGCTGAAACGCTGCCATGTCATTTTTCAGTCTGGTGTATCGTTCCTGAGCCTTGACTCCCGGCACAACATACCATTCGTCCTCACTCTTGTGCTGGTAAACGGTGATGCTCCCAACCGACACCAGCGGCCGGTACTGATCCAGTGGCCGGGACTCAACGTGTTCGTAGCTGCTGGCCGAGAAGTCATTCCCTAAAGCCATGGCTAAGAAATCCTCGTCCTGAGCTACCCGGTAGATCGCCAACTTGGATTTCTCAGCGGAAACAGGAGAGTCCGTGAATCGGTAGATCGCCAGAGCGCCATCCACAAAGCGCCCATAATTCTGTCCCTTACGGGCCATCCGGTCTACTGCCGAGATTGCACCCAGCGCCCGGAGTACATCGTTATCCAGGCTGTTTGTGTTGCTCAGCAGAATGCACTTTAGCTCTGGCTTCCCCTGCCGGTGCCGGTTACGCTGGATGCTTTCCACCGCGTTCAAGAACGCGTCTCCTTCCCCATTCATCTTCCGGTCGATCTGCTGGGGGATGAATTCATCGTACACCAACACATCATAATCCACACCGTCAATGCCTCGACAAAAGGCGCTCAGGCTGACAGCCGGCGCGATCATGGGACCGGTAGGACGTTTCTTCCCGGATTCGGCGGTCTCACTTTCATAGAATCCATAG